GTGGTTCCATTTGAAGGACTTCCCCAGCGCGCACGCCGTCGTTGTAAACACGGCGAAAGCGGGCACAATTGATGCCGACGTGATTCGTCGCGCAGCCACTCTGGTCAAGGACCGCGCGGCACCCGGCGTTCGTAGCCTTCAAAATGTGGGCGTCAATTACTTGGTGAGAAAATATGTGCGGCGCACCGAAACTCCGGGCAAGGTCATCATGCTCAAAGCCGCCAAATGCGTACAAGTGTGAACATTCCCTTGCACATTATCTGTTTCTGTTTCTGGATTTAATTGATTGTTTTATCCATTTTCTCTCGTTTTGCAAAATGGAAATTGTCAAACATGGCAACGAAGGACGCACGATTGCGCATGTTGTACTACATGTCTTGGGTTTCTTGGGTTTCTTGAATTTCAAAGTAGAGAGAAATTCAAGAAATAAAAGGAAGGAAACCAACGAAGCATTTCACGCGTTGCGCCGCAGTTTGCAAGTGCGCTTTTTATGACCGCGACTGCGCAAGCGCGTCGTGTTCTGTTTTCTTCCTCCGCGAAATTGCACGGAACGAAACGAATGTCTTGCTTCATCCCGTGCGCCGGCACGCTCTTTCAGTTCGTTATTCCAATCCCAATCATCGTAATCGCGATATGTTACTGGATTTTCCGACATTATTTTTTCTATGGTACGCGCTCTTTCCAATTTTGCATAGTTCACCCATTCTTTTAAATTGATGTCGGCAGTTCTAATAAATTCATGGGCTTTCGGAACAACATTCAGTGTGAACAACTTTTGGAAAATTGGAAGCATTGTAACCGTGCATGTTGCTTTGACGCGCATGCGTACCTCCATCGTCTTATCCACGCCCGGCATTCGTCGTGCTACACTGGAACGTGAGTCTATTTGGGGCTTATTCTTCTCCAACAACGCCAGCAATGTGCTAACTGTGGTCCTGAAAAATTTTGCGACGTGTGCCTTATCCGTGGGAGGTAATTCGGCACAGGTGGCAGTGATGAATTGTTCAACTATTTCATTGCACTTTTGAATATAGCCTTCGGGTCTAAACCGGTGGGGTGATCTTTTTAACACTTCCGGAACATACTGGTCCAATATTTCCCGAAAAGGAACTAACACTGGAGGCAAGTTTGGGGTGAGTTTCAACAAATTAATAAAGTGTTTCGTGATTTTGATTAACCAGGAAGGATACTTAAGCAACGGTTCCGCATCGGGATGCCCGGCATTAATGTATTCCGGTTCGGATAACGCAAATATTAAATTCAAAAAATGAACCTCACCCACATTTTCTTTGAAAAACTCAATGCTTCTTTTGACAGAATTGTCATATGGAGTTTTACTCATAATTGTATCGCGCAGTTCTGGTGGAATCCCATGTCTAAGAAGAGTTGTTAGTACATCTCGCGACCTGGCAGCCATGTGCGATCTAAAAAGTGCATCATCGCGGGCATGTGTCAGGTCCATTTGCGACGCGTTGGGTTTAGTATTTCATGAGATAAAAACCCAACAAAACCCCCCTTAACCCATTGCATCGGTTTGATTACAACAACCGCAATTTAATTCATCGGATTAGTATTTCATTTTTACGCGCATTAAATCCGAATCCATGGATCATCCAGATGGGGTTCGGGGCCAAAGGCATTAAATGCGCTGAACTACGTTCCCTGAGAGTAATAATAATCGGCAACGACTGTCTTGGCCTTGACGTATCGGCTCATTTTTGCGGCGCACACGCCTTCCGCCAACGCCGCGTTTGCAATCGTGGGCCACGAACTCAACAGCTGGTGCGTTGTCGCCTCCCTCTTTTCCACCTTTTTGCCAGTGGTTGATGTGCATATTGGGTTGTTGGTGACTGCATTCGTCATCGCATAATAATCCTCGCGCAATGACACGCCATAGTAGCCCTCGTTATTTCCCTGTTCGGTCCACACGGTCGCTTTCAACGCATGCGGCGACGCATTCAAATACGCCTTCAAATCCTTCATGTCTGACTCGGTTGTTGTTAGCCCAACCGACTGTTTCCACTTTTGGTACTCTTTCAGTAATACGGAATTTAGAACCTTGCCGCAGTCCGAAAATTGGCACCGTTCAAACAGAAACGTCTCCACATTCGGGCTCATAGATATATCCGATGCTGGCATTTTTTTGTATTCCACCGTTTTCAGTTTCACGCCAAGGTAGCCGTGCACCCCGCGAATGCGCTTGGCCTTGAACCGCACGTCCAGATAATTCTTCAGCGCGTGGAACGTTTCCTTCGTCGGCTTGGTTTGACACCACAGCCGGAACCGTCCCTCCATGCTCACCGACGACTCCTCCACGTCGGGGCGCACAATGCACGCCACTTTGATGAAGTCGTTGAACTTCTGCGTCAACTCGTCCTCCGGCAGCAGCACGTTCTCATAGACGGATTGGTGTCCCGCCGCAACCACCTCCAGCTCCTGCTTCTGCTTGGCCGCGAGTTCTCGTAATTCGTTCAATTCCAGGGCTTGTTTTGCCAATGTTTTTTGCAGTTCAGGGTTCTCGGCTTCCAGCACCTCGTTGCGCTGCATCAGTCGGTTGAAATTGTCAATGCTGTACGTGCGCGAATGAATGATGTCGGCGATGTGTTTCTTCAGGCGCTCAATGGTGAAATTCGTGCTGTCGTATGCAATGATTTCGGTCTTGTTTTTGCCGCCCACTTCAATGCTGCGGATGTTGCGCTTGATCTTCGGATACGTCTTGATCAGATTCTCTATCTCCACCTTGTTTTGAACCCGGAAGGCGGCGACCAGCACGAAATTTTGGTATTTTTTGCGATGGTCCATTACGCGAGTGGAGAGGTCGTTCGTGTGACCGAATTTGATCAGCTTCTCGTTGTCGGCGTTCGTGTTGTCAATGGTACCAAAGTAGATGCACTCTGTGTTCAACGGGAACTGGCCAATGATGGCCTGCTCCACGGCGCGCTGCTTTTCTTTCTTCGTGGTCTGGATCATGGATTCTTTTTCTTGGATCACTGCTTGAATGACGGCGTTTTTCTGTTCCAATTGCTGTTTGAGTTCATCCGTCTCTTCATCCACGACCTGATGCAAAACTTCCTCCATCTTCATGTAATACTCGTGGATTTCTGATGCCTTTTTTGTTTGGGCCTTCAGGCACAGCGACTTGAAACAACGAACGGTGAGCATGATGGTTTGCTTGTTTTGGCCGCCGTTCATTTTTATTTTTGGGGCATCCGACTTAGTAAGATTTTTGTAATCAATGTCAATTTTGAACTGTTTTTCCAACAAGGTCATTGCATTCACCTTTTGTTGAAATCCTAACCATTTCCATACATTGTCCAAATCAACGACGAAATCCATATTCTTGTCATAGTTCAAGTAGCAATAAAAGCTACTCACAAACAACTGTTGCTCAAATTCAGTGAATGATTGCTGAATTTTGGTCAATAGCCGTCCATTGTATTCATGAGACAGTCTGGTGATGGGGTTTTTCTCAATCAGCTCAACGATGTTCAGCTCCTGCTGTTGTTGTTGTTGTTGTTGTTGTTGTTGTTGTTGGTGTGGTTGTGTGGCGGGTTCCATGGAGATGGGTTTATACTATGCATAGGCGGACTCTGTTTAAGTTGTTTTAGGCATAAGTGTTTTTATATTTTGAAAGTGTGTTTTATAAAACCGCTTTAATAAAACTTGCTTCACAATTTGTGAAACAAGATTTAAATAAAAATAATAAAAAAATTGAAATGACACGATTGACACGATACATGTATATGAAATGATACGCAATAAATCACAGCACACCACTTCATATAAATAATGAACCAATCACACTTCACCCGAAATCTAGACGAGTTGTTGTCATTGGCAAGACAGAAACATAATCTGGTTCATCATTTAAAGAAAAACTACAGAGAGAATGTGCATTACATTGAGACCAAGACCAAGACAGTGAATCTACCCAAAAAAAATGGCGGTCATAACAAAATCACATTCATGCTCACAGAAGAAGCATTTGAAATATTCAAAAATTCATTCAACATGCGAAACCGATACATTGTTGACGTGAGCAAAGAAGTAAAAATTGTCAAATTTGGAATGTGCATTGAAAATCAAACCATTGGTTTCATTGCAAATGCATACAGCAATGTGTTGAATGTCAAGCGGCAGCATATTATGGGCAAATATCGCGTTGATTTGTATTTCGTTGACCACAAACTGGTTGTGGAGTGCGACGAGAACGGGCACGAAGACAGAGACCCACTTCAAGAGCAAATCAGAGAAGATTATCTCAAATCGTGTGGAAATAAGCTGATACGATTTAATCCAAATGCAACCGGGTTTGACTTGTCCAACGTGTTGAGAGAAATAAACGCAGTGCTGTTGGCTCCGATGCCGATTTGAGATACGATACGAATGTGTTTGAGATAAAAACGTCCTTGCGCCAACAAAAGCGCTTTTGTTGCGCCAAAGCAATTTTTTCACCATTTGCTCTTTTTTACGTTGATTTTGGGCCCCTTTTTACCGGAGTTTTTGGGGTCATAGTTCTCCTCTTCATCATCCGAGTGCAGATCTTTGGAGATTTCCCAGAATTCCTTAGAGCCCAGCTTGAACGGGCCGTGCTGTTGCGCCTTGTACCAGAAGATTTGCTCCTGCAGTTTGTTGGATTTCGCATTGTTATTGATCACCAAGCACTCAAAATTCTCGGTGCACTGGTCCATCACCTGACAAAAGCTCTCAAACGTGGGGAACATGCCCGCGTAGTTCTCGTAGATGCGTTTGCGGTTGGCAATGTAGGGTTCGCGCAGGATAAACACGTAATCAATGTTCGTGCGCAAATTGGGCGGAATGCCGAGAGGATATTGCATTGTGATGACTAACATGATCTTCCAATGACGACCGTTCATGAAGAGGAGCCGCATCATGACGTCCTTTGTCCATTTGTTGTCGTAGAGGCAGTCGTCCAGGACGACAAAGGTGCGGGGGTCAATATTGGAGCGTTTGTAGCTTTCAATCTCTTTTTTCACTTGTTTGAGGACGGCTTTTTGGCGTTTGAGGATGTTTTCGATGATGGCGGTGTTGTAAGCGTCGTGGATGAAGAGCTTGGGGACGTGTGCAGCGAAGAAGCCGTTGCCGGCTTCGGTGCCGGAGATGACGGTGCCGATGGGGATGTCTTGGTGGTGGAACATGAGGTCCTGGACGAGGAAACTTTTGCCGGTGTCACGGCGGCCGATGAGGACGATGACGGGGCCCTTGTTTTCGTCGGGCCTAAAGCTGATGGAGCGCATGTCAAACTTGGAGAGTTCCAGGTTCATTGTGGTAAACTATTTATTTGCAGCACCCTATTACACTACAAATAAATAATATTACGAATGTTTAAACGCGACAGCGATGAAGGAGTGGGTTCAGCGGTTTTACTACGGGGTATTGTATGCGTGGTATGCATTGTATGCGGTGGCGCTGCTGGGCATTTGGACGGTTGCGCCCGCGTATTTTGACACACTGAATTCGGTGTTAAAGTATTTCATCATTGGGTTTTTACTGGTGCGGTTCAATCCGTGGACCAAGGATGTGGCGTTCACCGCGTTTGACCGGACGATCGTGTTTAGCGCGGCGTTCTTTTTGCTGGCATCCACGGCCGTGACGTCGCTAATCACAAACGCGTTGAATTTGCCAAACATGCACTAATCTGACACTAGTTATTGAATGGGTTTCATTGGTTTCATCATTGTTTCATCATTATTTCATCATTGTTTTCATTGTTTTTCTTTTTCCGCCAGTAGGCGCGCTTCTGTGCCGTGAACTACGATGAGAATGGAAACGGGAACGGAAGGGAGACGCGCTTCTGTGCCGGCGAACGGAGGAGGAACTACG